GTGTGGTTGATTTGTTGTTTCAACGGTACATTTTATTTTACCGTTCGATTCAATTAATTATCAACCACCGCTATTGTGCGTAGTCATGCTTTATATTGCATGCAAACATATATTATTATTATCTATTGTGTTGTTTATATTTCTTGTTTACATTTATTATAATTTGGTCCTACTTAATTATGTGCGTTTGACCTAAGGGGCGTTTATCCGCTCTGTTTTGTGTCGTTTCTATATCATTTTGTTTAACCTAGTTTATTTTTATCGTATTTTTATATATTTTGCGGATTTGTACTGCTACGATGTTTACACTAGGCCTGCGTGGATCATTTTTGTACATCAAGAGTATTAACTTACCAATTCTTTAATGGGGCAGCCCCCCTAAAGGTAAGGCGTACGTAGGTCTTAAGGTCTACAGGATATACGTAAGTGCTATTTAGCAAAAAGTATCCACCTAAAACGAAGGATTTTCTCGTCCTCGTCTACTTTATTTTTGGTAGTTTAACTGAGGAGCCGCAACCCCAACCAACCTATGGCATCCCATCGCGGGAAAGACAGCCAGCAGTAATAACGCTGGTGAAGAGATGAAGACAGACAACTCTAATTACGAAGAAAAGTTGTCCACCAAAGATATTAAGAAACTCCGGAAATATGATGATCCAACACCTGCTGCAACTAAGCAACGTGCTAGATCTCATAAGAAGGTTGCAAAAAATGGCTCAGGTGATCTTAGGAAGAGAGGTAATAAGGCTAAATATGAGGGTGTCTATGATGACATGCCCTGCGCCAACTCTTGGCTTAAGGTTTCAGCCTATGGCGTCCTCTTCTTATCTGTACTATTATCCAATCTTGTACAGTCAGAAGCCGCCACCATTACTAGTGGTATGGTACAAACCACTTGGATTTCGGTTTCGCTTTATAGCGTCATCGTTTTCGCACTAATGTTTGTCTACGTTATCCATGCTAATGTTTTAGTCGGATTACGTAGTGATCGGTTGCCCCGTTCAGTCGGGAGAACCAAACTTATGCCTAATTTAACCGTCGATAGTTTCTTGACGTCGCCGTGTTACAATTATGACATGAAAGGTGTCAAGTTAGTCCAGCCTGAATATGAGGTTCAAGGCGGTGTGTGGTCTTTGGATGCATATTTATGGGCTTTCTTGTATTACCTCTTCTTTAGCACCGCTGGCATTGCGGCTATGTCGAACTTTTTCGATGATGCAGCTGCGACAACGTTGTTTAAAGAATGGATTAATAAGAGGGTTAATGGTAACAAGAGGTTAACAGATATGGTCAAGTTCTACAGGTCCATAGATAGTTTCTTCATGAATAACCTTGGCCTTAGCTTGTTGTCCTTTTCGAGTATGTTTGTGTTGTATGCCTTGGCTCTTTGGCTTGGCACGCAGCGCAAACGTGGGAAAACTGGTACAAGTAGGTATAAGTTGGCTACGCTTATTGTGCGCACGTGTTACGTGTACTCTGTGGCCAAGCTTATATTTGATTGCACCTCTATTCCGACGAGGATGAATTATTTCTGGAGGTCTCTCCTAGGCGCGAGCCGCAGATTCGGCTTTGTGTCCGAGGTATTGTGTGATGTCTATGGCATAATAGAGTCAGACCCCAGTGTGGAAAACGTCTGGGCAGGGCCAGAAACTGATGCACCACAATTGCAGACTAGGGACGTGCAAGCACTTACTGACACGCTAGATGATATGCCGGATATAACTTCACCGGAAGTAGCCAGCATATTATATACCGTGTTAAGGCTTGCCCTAGCTTTTTTCGTCGTTGTGGGTTTTGGTGGAGCCTTAACTTTGACAGACGTGTATGGTAATTTGGAGGCGAAAATGCCTTCTTTGAAAATGGCTAAATTTCTTGGTACATTCGTTGTCGATATGAGGCGTTTTATAGCCCGAGTCATGGAGGCCATCGAAAAGAAGGATATTAATTATTTTTTTACCGCTAGCGCGCATACAGCTTTATTTTTGACCCGTTATGATTTCTACAAGAAACTGGAGGTCTCTGACACCGTCGTTGGTTATTTAGATCATGAAGGTAAGAAATGTTACCTTCGTGAGACTATCGCACGGGTGGAGCAACTACAGAAAGACCTTGAGGAATTGAAGAGGGTTAAGGAAGTGTCTTCGCAGGTTTACGAACCTATCAGGTTGAATTTGGTTAAGATGCATGGTGTTTACTCTTCAGCTCTGGCTTCTAATGGAGTGCATGAAGCCCCATATGTCGCTATGGTTGCAGGTCCTTCATCTATAGGTAAGAGCACTGTGGCCGATATCGTGGGAAATGTATTGGCGAGGTGCTACGGCCATGAGTCGGATGATCCAGCATTCCGGTATACCATAAATGAGCAAAGTGAGTTCTTTGATGGTCTTACCAATTGGAAACGTTCTTTTCTTTGGGATGATGCGTCTACAACCAAATTGGTACCTGGTACGGGTAATGCATTTTTGGCTAGTTTTATGCGGATTGTTAATAACCAGCCCTTCTCGCCAAATATGGCCGATCTTAAAGAAAAAGGCAGGGTGTACGCTTGTTTTCAGTATGGTGTGGTAACCACCAATGACCATTCATTGCAGACGGCCAACACTATGGTGGCTCCTGAAGCGGTGCTCCGTAGGGTCAATTTGGTCATTGTGCCTAAGCTTAAAACTGGGTACGGTGTGAATAGGCTCGTAGTACCTGATAACGACCCTGGTAAGGGTTTAGATTGTTGGTTGTACGACGTGGCTTTGGTTGAGCTGGATGGTAGTAGGCGGAATCCGTCCCAAATTGGCGAGGTATCGTATCAGAACCATTCAGTAAGTTACAAATACTTGTGTAAAGACGCAACTCGTGACCAATTGGTGACCGTGTTAGCAAAGGAGTGCAAAAGGCACCAGAGCACGCAGGGTAGGGTCATGAGCAGCATTGATCGCATGAGTAAGGCGAATATCAACTTGGATACGGGTGAAATAGAGCTCCAGAGCGGACTTGGAAGCGGGCCAGAATTTGATTGGTTCGCTAGTTTTATCCTTAGTATTCGCGATCACCCTTATGCACGCACGTTCATTGATTATGTGTCCGCGTTAGCCGTAGTCCTATGCCTTGCGTATTTAGTGCGCAAACTACTTGGTTTCGTGGCTAATTGTGTCTGGCAGGCTTTATTGCACATTGAACATGGTGTGACTGACTCCTGGGATAGGTGTATGGCGGATATAAGGGATACGGTGACTACCACCGGACTGCAAACAGCAGATGTAGCTGTCCAAAGGTTTTACACCTGGCCCTTTCACTATTTGGCTAATGTGACGAGATCTGCAGTTTCTAACGTTAAAAGGAAGATATTTGGGGTCTCAGGTAGGCAATTGGCGAGTCTGGGTTTGTTGTTTTTCATGCTCTTATGTACCGGATTATTTATTTACCGCAGTACTAGCAAAGAACTCCAGGCATACGATGATTCCCCGAAAGCTATGTATAATTTCTTTCGTGGAAAGGTTCGAAAGATTGCTATGACGGATACTTCTAAATCCGTGAGTAACCCATCAGCTGTGATTGATAAGATACAAGGAAACTTGATGTATTTTTCGTGTACCTCGGCTGGAAAGGTCACCACAGGTAATGCGATATCCGTCATGCCCGTGTTGGGTGGTAACATTTATGTCACCAATGCACATCTTTTACCAGGTTGTGATATGAGAGGCGTTGAGAGTGTTATACTGACCGAGAAAGTGCGTGGAACTCTACCGCTACAGCAAGACCGGAAACATGTTATAACCCACTGGTGGAAAGTACCTAACAAGGACCTGGTTTATTTCTACAAGCCTGGGCGTTCCTTGAGTGCTATAGCAAAGTATTTTGTGTTAGATGATTTTAATGCGAACCTCGACGGTGAGGTGATGTTGCTTGGGAACGACGGTATAACCGCGAGGAACGATAGCACCATCTTCAACACGGTTGACGATATGAATCAGGAAGTTTTTGAGACAAAATTTTCGAGGGAGACTCTGAAAGGTGAGTGTGGTTTGCCCTATATTTACAAGCAAGGCAACCAAATCGCCATATTGGGCATCCACAGGTACATCATCAAGACCAGTAAGATTTCAGGTTGTGTTAAGGTTAGTGAGCAGGGTATATTGGAGGCATGTGCACGTGTTCGAATCAATATGGGTATAACCGATGCGGACGAGGTTGTCATGGAAGATTTTGAGACTAACGATGTCTCGGATAGAGTCTTGCATGGTAAATCCGTCCTTTTACAGTACGGGGAACACACGCCCGATCCTATCACAGGCACGTTGGATATACGGGGTTCACTGCCGACGTCAAAAGGGCTGTTGAGATCGGCTGTGAAAGAACACCCATATAAAGATGCGCTTCTATCTGCAACCGGTTTGCAAGAGGGTAATAAGCAACCTCCTGATTTTTCTAGCACTAAGACAGGTGTTTTTTATACGATCAAGAGACATTTCTTGAAGGCTGTGGCCAATATCAAATATAACATGCCCGTCGGTTTGGTGATGGAGTGTGTCAAAGGGTATTATGAAGATGCCATGGCAAGGTTGTACCACACCGATATGTCTGAGGTCTATCCCTTGTCATTGGACGAGGCAATAAACGGAACGTCCGTAGATTCGCGTCCACATCTTTCTAAATATATGGGACCCATAGACATGTCTACGAGTACAGGCCACCCGTACAATAAGCCTAAGAACACTATGTTCTTGGTCGAAGAAGTGGATGGATCGAAGAAATGGCGCATGGGGACGAAGATACAAGAGCAATACGAGCGGGTAAAACAGTATGTTTATGCCAGCAAGATTCCACCTGAAGACGATGTCATGTTTGACGCTAACATGAAAGATGAGCCTATCAAGCCCGAGAAGAATGCGGCGCACAAGATAAGGATCATTCTGGGTTCGCCGGTTGGGTTCTTGATCTTATTCCGTCAGCTTTTCTTACCCATTATGGCATTCATGGGGGCCAATAGGCTAGCCTTTGAGACGTGTGTCTTCACTGTGTGTCAATCTTACGAATGGACATTACATAAGAGGTACATTGATTCCGACGGTGATGTTGAGCTCGTGGATGGCGATTTTAAGGGCTGGGATTCTTCACTACAAAAGCTGTTGGTTTATTGCTTCTTTTGGGTGGCCAGGCGCATAGCCAGGAGTACAGGGCGCTATAGCGACGAGGAACTTTTAGCTATGCAGATCATGGCCATTGTGATTCTGGACTCTAAGATTAATTTCTTTGGTGATGTCATTTATATGGATTGCTTTATGCCGTCAGGGCAGCCTGCAACTGCTCAGACCAATAGCGTAGGCGTTAGCGTGCTTTTCCGTATGGCCTGGGTCAAAGCTGGCGGTGATATCAAGTCCTTCAGGCACTACGTTCGTTTGCTGACGTATGGTGACGACAACTGGGGTTCTATCCGGAGGGATTGTCCTATACGCTATAACAGGATGACGATTGCAGAAGATTTGGCATTATACGGCATCACCTTGACGTCTGCTGATAAAGCGTCCACGCTAACGGAGTACTCGGATAAAGATTCCATTGACTTCCTGAAGAGGTCGTGGGTTTGGAATGAGGAAGCGAATGCGTATATGGCGCCATTGACGCTCGATACCTTGGGCGGCATGTGTACGACGATCAAGGTGAGCAAGGATGTCAGTATGCACGACGTTGTTATCTCAAAGATTAATAGTCTCGTCTTTGAGAGTTTCGAGCATGGTAGAGATTTTTACGAACGCATTCGCTCTTCTTGCGTGTGCTTCGTGACAAACGAATTGGGTGATTCGATTGAGTTTCCCACATATGATGAGAGGTTGGAGGAGTTCCAGGGTAAATCTCTTTGGTTTCGCACTAAAGAGCCTGAGATCCTCGCCTACTTATCAAAATGAGGGCCGTTACGGCCAAATCGGGGCTGGTTGACCCTGGGAATGATTTTCTCCCAAAACACGACCCGCGTGACATGTTGGTTACCATATGGCGTTATAACACTCGGCGCCTAAAGGCTCATGCGCGTGATAACATAATTTTACTGATGTTTATATTGTGTTCGTGTTTCACTCCTCAGTTTAAGCCAACTGAGGAGCGATTTCTATGGTTTAGTAAGGATATTAATAACGATACGGCGGGCGGTATGCCCGATGCAACTTTGGTCACGCAGGTGGCCGAAGCCGAGGTGGAGGTGGTAACAGCACCTTCACAGAATAAATATACATATGCTTCACTCCCTGGAGATAACTTAAATGACTTTTTGACTCGCCCACGACAGATTTATGCTAAGGAGTGGACTATAGGCAGTGAGATAAATGAGGGCATACAGCCTTGGAAGCTCTTTATGAACAATTCTTATGTTAAGGATAAGTTGAAAGGTTATTCCCGATTCAGAGGTGAGTTAGAATTGACCATAATGGTTAACGGCTCGGCGTTTCATAGAGGAGCAATCATATTCTCATACATACCACTTGCCAATGAACGACTTAAGATTAATGAGTCGGATGGCACGGTAGCGGATGGCGCTGGTCTACTCATGAATGATGGAGTAGTGCCTCCGAGACACGTGGGTATTGGTATGGGCATGCCTAACGGCGCCGCGTACCATGCATACGTTCAGAGCGACGGTTTATTTGAATCTGGTACCGGACAGAAGCGCTGGGTTCCACTTTCTCAGAGACTTAACTTTGTATCTTACCCTTCAGAGAGCACGAGTGGACATATGACTCTGCCTTTTATCTTTCCGACAGAATATCTCAAGATAGATAATAGGTGGTTCACAAATCGGTGGTGGGGCGATGGTTCCACGGCCACTGATTTGGGTGTTAACCCGTTACTCATGATGGGATCCTTGGACATTTGCTCATTAATGACGTTGGGTGCGTTGGGATCCAACGTGTCAGACGGTGTCGATATCATTATTCTGGCTAATTTGAAACCAGGATATGAACTTGTGGGTCCAACGCGATACACATTGCAGGGTGGAGAAGGCCCCATGGCACCATCCGTGCATGCGCCGAAGAAAGCCTCGCAATCGGGGCTCTGGAGGGATGTGGTGGCAGGTGTTGGTTCCATAGCTGCTAGATACGCAGGTATGTCGCAACCACCGCTTATGACTGATGTTGATTCCGTTCGCTTACAAAACGTAGCAAACTTAGCCAATACCCAATTGAGTACGAGGGATGAAGTACTTGCCAATGATCCGATGACATCACTGGTCACGACGCCGGCTAGATTGGGTGGTGATCCGGATGACATGAATATCAGTCATTTGTTAAGTAAGAAGAGTGTTTTGTCCACGTTTGCTTGGTCAGCAACCGGGGCTTCCTCTTTAACGGGATACACTATCTTTAAGGCTTATAACTGTCCTATGTTGGATCCAACCAAAGTGTACGGCTCAGGTTTAGCAGGTACTACTAGTAGATATATTAAACATTATCCCACACCTTTATCTTACCTGAGTAAGGGGTTTTCCTATTGGCGTGGCTCATTGATTTATACCATAAAGGTGGTTACCACAAAGTTTCAAAAAGGCCGTTTGCTCATCACATTTGACCCTAATGGCGTGACTGGCGGAACTGAAGGAGAGATAGACGAAACCGTACTGATTGGTACATCACTTGCAAAAGTCATAGATATATCTGAGACCACTGAGTATGAATTCGAGGTCCCCTACATGGCAACCACGGCTTGGCTGCGTACGTCAGCGAACGTAGCTGATGAGTCTAGGTACATGACTCCAGAAGCCATTGATGACACGCCCGGTGGTATGTATTATGAGGATACTATGCACAATGGTTCACTTAATGTCAGCATTCTTAACACACTCACTAATGATTTAGACGCTTATGTTATGGTCTCAGTGAGGGCTGGTAAAGATTTCGAGTTTTCAGCTCCATGTGGCATCTCTAAACAAGTGACTTTGCAGGATGCGTATATAACCCAGGGTGATGAGGTAGAAGCGTGCCACACTGACTATGTTGGTGAGAAGATCGTCTCTTTAGGTGACATGATGCATAGGTCAAGTGTGATATGTAGGTTGAAAGCCGCATCTGCTGGTGACGTCGCTATAAGCGTTGTTGGAGTGGAGGGTGTACCCAGGGGCGGAGGTTTAGTCACTTCAGACCTGATAGGGTTCACGCGTGGCGGCGCTTACAAGTATATAGTTGGCACGTGTCCACACTCTTATGAGCAGTGGTTCAAATCTATGTTTGCCGCCGCCCGCGGCTCGCATAGGCTCACTATTGGTGGTATATACAAGAAGCCTTATGGTACAGCAACGTCCGACAACATCCCGTCTAATGGGGGACCTATGGCAACGCCTTCATCGATTGAAAGTCCAATCTCTGTAAGTATCGTGAGATCGGGCCAAGATTTCCTGCCTTTGAGGAACTCTGTTAACGGCACTACGAGGACAGCCCTTAATGTGCCTAAGCTCCCTATCTATCACACTTGGATATTGTATGGCACCATTAATCCACTTGATCAGATGGATACATATGTGTCTAAGACCACTGGTACGAGTGAATTATCCCATGATGGTGGCTCCGTTGTCGTGCCATACCAAAGTAACACATTGTTCAGGCCTACGAATATATATTATGATGCGTTGCGGCCGAACGAGCATTTCATACCAAAGGGTGATTTATTCGCTGATTTCGATTATCGTGATGGTCTGGCGATACCAGCGCCCTGGGACTATGGTGCTGCTGCTGCTGACAGAGTGTCCTTGTTGAGCGATTACTTTCCTCCACAGGACAAGGTCATGGTGCAAGGTGGAATCGACGCATTTTCATCGCGTGACGTGTTCTCAGCAACTGGGTCGGATTACGTGTTGGCACATTTCGTGAATGCACCACCATTTTGGGTGGTGTGTGCTAATGATTATATCAACACGAAGATTAAGCTTACAACAGAAACTGTTGGCACGACCACTTTGTCCCGAGGATGGTCATTTTTAGCCGCTTGAGCGCACTATAATAGGGCGCTTACTGGCACAACTTATTTAAAAC